GATTGAGCGCGGCCAGTCCGGCTGGGAAGTCCGTGGTATCTCCGCCATTGGCGCCGGGACGAGGAAGGAAATATGTGGGAGCCATCGCGCCCAGCAGCACCAGCGAGCGATTAAGGTGACCATAGATATTCGAACCGCCAATGCCGGACATAGCAACTCGACGTGCGCCGTACGTTGTGCCTAGTTTGTCAATCTCGCGATCACCGCTCGGCCCGACAGGGGAAACCCCGAACCCCTCTCCCAAGCTGTCCTGAACGAATAATGCCTGTAGTTGCGTATCGTAGTCGGCAACGGTCTGGAGGCTATAGAGTTTGCTTGCGCCCCCTACAGATCCAATGCTCAACGAGCCGTGATAAAGCCCGCGCGCCGTATTGATGTTGCCGAAGGCGCTTACGACGTCGGTCGTGCCTGCCGCGCTGCGATCAGTATACGTGTTGATACCGCCATCAGTTACGGTATGCGCGAAATAGCCAGGACCGTTAACTTCGGTCAATTCAATAAGCAAATCTCGGTATTTCTTAGTGCAACGGACGGCGATCTTTTTACCAGACGCCAGCCATCCAGCACCGTCCATGCCAGTGACCGCCACCGTATCGCGCAAAGGCGGCAATGTCGCGCCGCCATTCCAGCGACCGTAGATCAGGAGTTGATTGGTGGATGTCTTGATCGTGAACATCGATCCTTCGAACTGGCCGGAGTCAGTCGGCACCGTTGGATTGGTCGAAACGATAAGCTCGCTGGAGCCGGACGATGGAGAATAGACAAAAGTATCGTAGTAGCGATCAAGTCCAATCGGCATTTGTGTCGATATTTGGTCGTAAAAATTGGCCGCCTGAGCAAGCACAATTGCGCCAGCGCCATCGACAGATGCCACACCACCGGGATCGCGCCAACCTCCGGGGACTTGACTAAATCTGTCATAGCGACGCAGCACTGGACTTGCTCGCGGAAACTGGATCGATGAAAGTTTAACCTTGACGCGTACATCAAGGATGGCGCTAGTGATCGGTGTCCCGAAGGCATCTGATCCTACATAATTACGCATAATTGACGCGCCGCCCAATGCCCCCGGTGCCGGAAAGCTTAGATATGGCATAGGACCAAACTTATATGCGATAAGCGCAGTTGACCCAGCCACCAGTAATTCACCGGGCTCTAGGATCATGGCTTCGCCGTAAGCGCTATTGATCGCATCGATGTCCATAAAGGTAGTGGTAGACGTAACGGGCTGAACTATTACTGTGCCAATAGACGCATATTTATCCGCGTCATATGTCGGCTTTATGCGGGCAATTGCATTTGTGCCAGATGCACTTAAAGTGTGAAACGTTATTTCTTCCACAAGGGCACGTTGTGCGAATGGTCCGGCTATAACAAAGGTGGCTCCAGCATCAGCCCCATTTGTGCTGGAAGGTGTTGGTAAATCGCCAATTGTCCGAGCAAAAGGAAAACCAGCAGATAAAGCAATGTCGCCTGAGGATTTTGCATCAATAGCCGCAGCTTCAGCAGCTTCTTGGGCTTCATTGATAACGGATAAATCTGCCTCGCTAAGCCCTGGCCCTCTTGCGCCAGTAACCAAAATTTTGAATACAGGTCCACCAATAGCGGTCATTGCGTTACACCCGGCTTTAGAATGATTGTGCCCCTAAGGGCAACTACTGTTTCAGAATTGGCAGTTGCCAGAATATCATACGCTACTCTGGCGGTCTCTTGGTCACCACTTACAAGGCCAAAGCCGCCACCGCCTACACTAACTTCAAAAAGTCCATACAAAGGGTCCCTAATTACAACTGGAAAACTGGTGAATGGGGATATCCCGGCGACCATTGAGCAGGACATCTCAAAAGTCCATCCAGTAATATCGATAGGAGTTTCCGTCAGGTCATCTAAAAGCTGAAAACCTATCGGTACGGAAGCATTCCGCTGGACTTCAATATCAAAAGGGGCTTGGAGCCACATTAGAATGCTTCCACGAATTGTGCGGTGACAGAGCCGCGACCGCCTGTTAATTCAGGGGATATATCACTATCGGGCACAAGTCGGCAAGTGAGGCAAGGCCAATCGAAATTGATGGATGTGGTGGATGTTATGGCCTCGCGGAGGGGCGGCCAAATACGAAGTGTGGTGGACGTGGCAGTGGGATGCGCCGTGACTTGTCCCGTCTGATATACGCGCTTGCCGAACGTCGGATGATCCACCTCGAACGTCTGCCCCCCTTGCGCGCGCGAACCCTGCGCTACGTCCAATGTAACGGTTGTGGCACGGAGAATGGCGGGCGCAATGGTGGCAACAATTAGCGGCGAACCATAGCCGACTACTTCGGGGAAATAGGGGTCGATATCCGACCCGACTGCAAGCGAACCAGGGCGCGCTAGCTTACCGCCCTGCAAACCGCGCGGTGCAAAACGCAAATCCAGCACTGGAATATTGACCAACTGCGCTCCGCCGTCAAACTCCCCCTCCCATGCGCGCCAAGCCCGCACTTGATCGTGCGTCCGTAATCCCATCACCCCATAATCCACGCGCCACAGTCCTCCGCCATCCGTACGCAGCGCCTGCACCACACCGGAAATAGTCCCCGGCGATGTGACGACTTGCCCCACGCGCGCCAGCTTCACACTGGCAGGATTGAACAAATGAGCGGGGAAAGTTAGCGGCATGTTGAGCCCACCTTAGCATGAAACACGGTCATTCGGTAGGCTTCAGATTATGCGACAATACGCCAGCACAGATATAGGTATGCGCGTTCTCAACGGTTATGCGAACTACGCGGAACGTCCCCGGTACAGGCACGCCAAGCGTATCATGGCGGTTCCATGTCCCCGACAGCCAAGTCTTATGACCCGCCGTGGCCTTGAAGCCCAATGCAGACCATACGTCATCACTCTCGGTAAACGATACAGCCTCGACGGGATAATCACCCCACTCATGAGTGATCTCATGCTGAGTGCGGACGATATCGCCCACCACGATGTCACCAGCCCGCTTCTGTGTCCCGTCCGCCATAAGGATCAATTCATCCTCGACGGGACAATAACCACCGCCACCGTCACCCCCGCCACCGCCAGTTCCTCCGCCACCCGTAGTAATGGCGAACGTCACTTCTGGCGTCGAATAGTTCAGCAAATCGGGGCGATCCGTCCAAGCATCGTAAGCTGCTACCTTGGCATAGAATGTAGCAGCCGCAAGCCCTTGCAGATACGTTGGGGATGCCAGCGATTTTTGTATCGTTCCCTGCGTGAGTGGATCAAAGCCGGAGGCTGTGGAGTAGGCAACGCTATAGCCCGCTACGCCCGTCACTTCGGTGAAGTCAATCTCTGCGTCAGTTGCGCCACCTGTAGCGGATACGCCCGTAATAGCGGCAGGCGCGGCTAGCGTCAGAGTGCCGGTCAATGCCTCCGTACCTGCGCCAGCGCCATTCAATCCCGCTACATGCACTATATAGGCCCTGCGCGCGCCATCTACGGCAGCTTGTGCGGCGGTATAGGATACTGTGCGACCGGAGGTCAGTAATGTGCGGACCAAAGTTGTACCGTCGCTGGCATAGAAGCGCCAACGGTAGGAGCGGGCACGGGCAATATAATCCGTTACCAAATCCAAAGTGTCCGACCAATTGGTTAGCGTGATGCTGGTGGCAGGGTCGGGAGCCACGGCATCGGTGGAGGTGTCGAGCGTGTACGTTGCACTGTAACCGGACAGGCGACCGTCGCCAATCTGGTATTCGACTTCGATATCGATTGACGTGTCTACGGGGACGAAATTTATGATAAATTCCACTGCTGAGCCGGGATCGGTGTCGTTATATTCGTCTTCTTTCCAGACACTCGCGGTGCTTTTTTTCCAGCGCAGATACCATTTCAAATCATCGCGATCCGGCCCCGTCACAGTGACGGCAATACGCGTGCCAGTGCTATCCTGTCCCGATTGATCGTAAACGGCAGTAGCATCGGTAATAATCGGCACCTCCAACGGTTCCGGTGCAACGCGATCCCCAACGGCAGCGCCCTCACCTTCTTCGGTAGCGGGGTTCCACGCGTCGATATTGGGATCGACAGCTACCCAATCGAAATCCAGTCCTCCTGTCTCGAAATTACGGGATAGCTTAAGGATTTCCACCACACCCGCGAAAAATACGATATCGCCTTCGGTGTGGTTAAGATAGATATAACGCTGCCCACGAACGGATCGGCCTGCCAGCGTAGTCGTAATAGACCCGCGTTCTGCCGAATTAGTGCGATCCATAATGCGTTTCGCCAAGCGACGGTTTTGCGAGAATGAGGGCGTTACGGCATCAATTGAGCCTGTCCGCGTCGATCCATTTTCTCCGCCCCAAGGTGTAGCCTCTACTTCGGTATAATCATGCAGGGAGGAGATATAGGTAACTTTTACCTGATCGATTCCATTTTCGGTCTCCACGAAATTCTGCAAGGATGCATTGATAATTTCGTCGGGACCAATGGTGACGGTTGGCGTATAAATCTTACCGGCATAGATAATGAATGCGCCGTCCCCGCGTTCTTGCATCCATCCGTCGAAGCAAGAAAAATACGATGCCAGCACCTCTTTTTCCAAGGAGGTTGCGGCATAAGACAGGCAAGAACGATAGCGCGGTTCTGTGCCGCCTGCCTTCAAGGGGATAGCTTCGTCACAAACATCGGCAGCGGTTTTCCAAAATTCCACAGTCGGCAGAAAACGCTTGGCATATTCGTAGCCGCGATCCGTCATCATGTAATCTAGCGTATGCAGAACCGGATTTTCCGTCCACTTCCACGAACCGATATACACACCGCCAGACCACATATCTGTGCGCGTGTAGCTATCCGCCACATCCATATCCGGGTCGCGGGGATCGTAACAAAGCCCCCAACGGTCTACACGGGAGAAGTCCGTATTATCACCCTGCGGATAGGTCTCCGCGTAATACTTTTCTTTTTCCGAACGCTTGATGAGATAGCCAGTGCAAACACCATCGCCACGGAAGAACGATGTCACACCGGGAATTTTTGCGATCACCGCGCCGAATGCGGTATTCGGCATCGCCCCGAACGTCATGCCAAGATTTACCAACCCATTCTGGTATTTCTTATCCGGCAAAGTCTGCACCGTTTCGCCCACAACCGTAACGACTTCATCGTTGATGTAGATTAATTCGTTGCCGTCGCTCGGTCCGTCCATAAAGGCGTCAAGGTCAACCGTGCTACCGTCCGATGCGGTTTCGTAGAGTGACCAATAGGCATGTAGGCGAGAGCGTCCGCGCGCACGGATGCGGGGTGGAATGGATTGGCGTTGGCTGGAAACTGTTGTGTCGGGTTTCGTTGCTTTGGGACGGTTTAAAAAGCCCGCTACAATGGAAAGTCCAGAAGCGACGGTGAATAGCGTTGAAACGGACACGCCGCCAATGGCAAGCGATCCCAGCGCCGCTCCGCCTGCAATCGCGCCGACGCCGGTTGCCACAAGCGCCACAGATGCCGTGATAATCGCAATAGTGGCGAGAGCCTTACCCACCGTGACAGGCTTCGTGCAGCGGATTTACGACACGCCAGATGCGTAATGGGCGCATATGTGCTTGGAATACGCCTTTAGGGGATAATGCGTGGAAGCGCTTGCCGCCAAAAATTGCGCCGCATTGGTTCACGCCATCGTCGGTAACGCACTCCACTACCGCAACATCCCCAATCTGCGCCTCGTCAACCTCCGGTATGCCTGCATCAATCATCCCCAATGTCCAAAGATCGAGTAAAGTATAATGTGCCACCAATTCCAAAGCCTCCGCTTCTGTGTATTTACCCCTCCACCGTTTGCCGGGGTCGTCATTGCCGCATTCTACGCACCAATTAGCGGGCCACATGCAGCAATCTGGGATGGTAGGCCCGAAATCCATTGCTGCGCCTTTGGCGATATAGCGGTGAAGTTGCGTGGAAATCATCGTGGGCCGAACCTGCGTGTTTGATTTTGAATACCAGCAATATATGAAAAAAACGCATCATCGGGTGACCGCGTACGCTGATCCGCGTCGGTGAAAAAGTCTAGCGATGTGGTGGAGCGCGTTACGGTGGCGGTGCCAGCGGAGATAGTGATGGATCGGGTGCGAGAGCCGTTGTCACCGCCTTGGCTGTCAACGGAGATAGTGTCCGCTATGCCTTCCCATTCCCAATCTACGGGGCCGGAAGGCTGGCCATTGTCCGCTAGCACGACGGACCCGATACGTATAATCGAGCCGGGGATACTCTCGCGGTCTTCGTGCGCGTATTGGAGGGCGATTGCGTCAACGCCCGATAAGGTAAATTCTGCCCGATCTGCCACACCGTTGATAAGGTTTTGCAGAACCGGAAGGCCGGATAAGGTGCCAATACCTTTGTATCGGGTAATACCAGCACCAACTAAAGCATCGCCATTTACGTCTAAGTCACCTACACCTGACCACAAATATGCAGGGGGATCAGCTTCTAGCCGAAAGAGATATGCCTCACTTGCCACTGAATTAACCTTAGCGACGTGTAGTGTTGCGCGTCAATAGGGTTACGACCCCAATTGCGACAACTTCTGCGAACGTTGCGGGCTTGCTTCGTAGGCAGATTTCCCCGCCCTAGCAGCAGCCTTGTTTGCGTGAGCATTGGCTTGCCGCAAAATGTCCGAAGCAAACCCCGCTGGCGTAACAGAATTGCGCCCATCAACCGAGATATATTGCGTTACTGCCACGCCGCCGCCATTCCCCGGCGTCATCCTACCCAATGGGATAATCTTGCCGGATTGCGCTGGCTGAAAACCCTCAATGCCGTTTTCATTAATCTTGTAGAGCTTGCCCGCCGACACGTCACCGCCACTGGCTCTGGCTCCGCCGAACAAACCCGCAAAACTGGAAATAATCCCGCCTAGCCCGCCCGATGTAGAGCCATCTGCCTTGCCAAACAAACCGTCCGCCAAAGGCCCGATCAACTTACGCTGAATACCAATCTTGATGATCTGCCCGACGATATCGCCCAATGCACCGGTAAGGCCGAGCGCGTTGGTCGTGGCGCGAGCAAGGCTGTCGGCTACTTCATCTAACACCTCGATTTTGATGTTGTCGATTTCGTCGGACAGACTTCCAGCGTCATCAAGATTGTTACGGTATTTTTGGTATGGAGTTTCGTTATCTTGAAGCAATTTTTTCTGAGCGTTGGCACGGATTTCACCAAAGTCTTTTATTTGACCTTCAAGGTTAAACGATTCATCGCTACCCGGAGTAGCTTTCTGATATGCTAGTGCGAGCGCTTCGTAACGAGCATCGTATTCAGCATTGAAAGCCTCCTGCTCCTTAGCTTGCCTCTGAATGCGGCTTTTCGTTACGGACGCTTCCGACCGCAGCAAGTCAGCCTTATTATTATTCTGGTCAATTTGTACTTGCAAACCTTGGTTCGCAAGCGCCGCAGCTTTCTCTGTGTTGGCAGTAAGGATCGATTGCGCACGCAACTGAGCTGCGAGGGAAATAAGTAACTTCCCTTTGCCGTCACCAATCTTTTTTTCTTGCTCAAGATTGGTATATTTTATCTCGCGCTCAGCAAATTCAGCGTTCGCATTGGCAATAGCCGCTTCTGCCGTTTGCTCAATCGTTTGAGCCTGTTTTCCCTTTGCAGAAATAATCGCGCTATTGAGAGACTGGCTTTCTGCCTCGAATACATCGTCGCGGCGCTGGGCTTTGGCTTCTAGTGACGCTTGTGACGGACCCTTGCGTCCGCCACCTCCCGCTCCGCCAGCCGCAGCAGTAGCCGCCGCAAGCCCAACACCCTGCTGTAAGTTGGCAACGATCCTTTGACGACGTGCAATCTGCTTGTTAATCGTCGCCAACTCTTTGCCAGAAGCATTCGCTTTCAGCTTCTCCAAATCGGCGATTTGCTCCTGATATTTCTGCAAGTTGGCATCAATGCGCGTTGCGCCTTGGGGCTGATACGTCGCGGACCGACGTGGCGCAGGCGGCACAACCTGAGACATATTGATATTGCCGTTGGCGTCAGGACGCGGAACCTTGTAGCCAAGGCTTTCCAGTCGCGCGATAGCATCGGTCAGTTTCGATTGCGCCGTGCTTACCTTGAACCCAGCGAGGAACCGCCCGTTGAAGTTGGATACGCCGCCACGCTGCGGAACGCCTGCAAAATTAGATACGGTATCGCCAAATGTTTCACGAATACGATTGGCGGGACGATTGCGGATTTCATCAATCAAGCCAAGGATTTGCGAAATACTATCTCGGGTATAATTAGCCTGCTGACGAATACCCCCGAATGCCGCTTCCGCGCCCGACAAGAGAGGGGAAAATGCATTTTCCAGTCCCGAGAACGCAGCACGGATTTCCTCGCCAGCCGCGCGCGCATCCTGTCCCAATCCAGCGAAGCCATCTGAACCTTGCGTAAGAAAGTTGGCAAGCGATGTGGAAAACTGCCCACCTTGGTCAAACTCGCCAAATGTCACGGTAGCGGCATTTTTCAACACCGTCATCGCTTGATCGAATGTAACGGGAAGCTGCTTAAATTCCTCGTCAATCTGGCTGGTGAATTTTTGGTTAGTAAGCGCCGCCTTTAGATCGTCACCGGTAATTTTTCCTGCCTGCGACAGTGCGCGCAAAGCGCCGATATTCCCGCCCGTTAGCTGATCCGCCAACAATTTTGCCAAGCGAGGGGCGTTCTCGACAACGGAATTAAACTCCTCACCGCGAAGCGTACCGGACTGCAACGCTTGGAGGAATTGCCGCAAACCGCCCGAAGCCTCGGCAGCGGTCGCGCCGGATATTTGGAACGACTTGGTAACAGTCTCGGTTGCACGCGCAGATTGCTCTTGCGTAAGACCCAACTGCCCTGCATTACGCTGGAATGTGGCGTACAACTGTGCAGTTTCTGCCAAGCCAGTTCGCGTCTCATTGGCAATCCGCTGCGTATCCGTTTGAGCCTGCGCGAGATTCCCATTCTCCGCAGTAGCAAGGCGCAACTGCGCGTTGTACTGCTTATAGGCGTCGGTAAGCTCTAGGTATTCGCGCGCACCTTGGATTGCACCATAGCCTGCGACAGCGCCGAGAGCTAGGTTGCGCGCGCCACGGATGGCCCCGCCGATAGCGGAGCCGCCGCTTGCTGTAGATGGTGCGCTAGAAGCCTGTCCAGCCGCAATAATTTGTTGTGTGCGGGCGTTTGAGCGACGACGCTGGATATCGGCAAGCCGTTCCTCCGCACGAATGTCCGCCTGCGTTTCGTCCAGCCCGGCACGCTTGTATTGATTAATCAGCCGCAGTTGCGTTAGCTGATCGCGATAACCCTGCGCTTCGATTTTGTTGCCCGAAGCGGTTGCGCCTGCAAGTTTCGTCTGCAAGTCGATCTGGTCGCGGAGTAGGTAGTTGATTTTATCAACGGCGGCGGTTGGCGCGGCCATAGTGCCTGCGGAACCAAGCGCGGTGCCAGTTCGCATGATGGCGGTTTGGCGCGCAGCAAGCCCCGCGCTTGATTGCGTGGCAGCAATGCGTTTGCTGGTGCGTTCTGCCGATTGTGCGTCACGCTCGCGATTGGCGATGGAACGATCCACCATCGCGGAAATACGCGCCGTAGCCTGCGCTTCGGTTTCCACCTCTTTACGCTTGGCAGTCACCTTGCGAGCGGTCGCACGCTCAACAGCAGACGCTTCACGATCAACTTGACCAGTCACCGAGCCAGAGCCTACGGTTACAGGGGTGTTCGCCTTACGGATGCGGGCAAAGACATCCTCGGTTTTCTTCGCAGCGGCTTCCATAGCCGTTTCATAGGCCTTGGTGCGAGCTTCAATGGCAACGATGACGCTATCGGCAGTTACACCAGCCATGATTAATGCACCTTATGACCCTTGGCGTCAGCCCTAACATCGTCAGCAATCATCCACTCGATAGGCGGAGGCTCGCTATTCTCGCCCGCCTCATCGCCAGCGGCTTCTTTTTGCCGTTCATTCCAGACCCGAAGCGCCTTGCCGTATTCAACAAAGTCCCATTCGGCGGCATCTTGCCATGACATGCCCATTTGCAGGCAGTTGACTAGATATCCGGCGTATCCATCTGGTCCAAAGATTGAGGGCCGTCCGACGCGTCCGGTTCCGCCCCCGTCGCGAGGGCCTCGGCTTCCCCCGGTTCGTAGCCTTCCATGGTAGCGTGCAAACCAGCAGCGGCCAGTTTCCACAATTCCACGCGTGGACGCTCGTCAAGGTAAACCTGAATAGCGTGATTGACGTGAAAATCCTTGACTTCGGTTTCCACGCCATCCTTGATCTTACGCGCGCCGCCAATGAAGCCTTGGCGCACCACTTCTACCAATTCCGAGTTTTTCCAGCGCGCTTCAGTGGGCATCACCACCCATTCGCCGTCAGTGTCACGATACATGCCCGATAGAGAACGGGAGTAGATATCCCCAAGCGCTGCACCGGTAGATGTTTCCACCGCATCAATACGCTTGTTTTTCAGGTGGAATAGCCATTGCCCGTCGCCGAACTCAAGCCAAATGTGGTTGGGCATGGCTTACGCGTCCACCCAGACCCATTCCCCATCGCTTGCAATCGCCAGCGTGCCGTTAGCATAGGCTGCATTGCCTTCGCCCGTAACCTGGAAATTCGTAACCTGCGCCATTCCCTGCCAATAGCCCGCGTCAACAGCAGTTCCGCCGACCGGTTCCGAGAACTCGAAACGGAAATTGCTGCTATCGCTGGTTGCCATCAAGTCGCGGATAAGCGCGGCCTGCGTGCGGTTATAGACGATATTCAGCGAAATATCCCACTGGCGACCGGTAACCTGCAACACGCGCGACGGAATTGCTTCGGGATCGTCGCAGGGGTCAAGAACGTCATCAGTAGTGTTCTTCTGGTACGTGAATCCCTTACTCGTGGCGCCACAGATTTTGGTAAATACCTCGGGAGAAGCGCCGTCCCCTACGAGAACGCTGATATACCCGCCTTTGAGTCTCGTAGGAAACAGAGCCATGAGATAGTTTTCCTTCTAACGGAACGTGCCGTCTCACGACGGGGAATTTGAACTATTGGCTTATAGCGCGGATAACACGTTAGGTAAAGCCTCACCACTAAGCCGAAACCTCCGCCGTCCACTGCGAAATCAAATGGAAAATACTAGCCTCCGCGCTATCCCGAACCACCGTGTTTGATACCCATGAAAGGTCCAGCGTAGCGGGGTAAGGACACAACACGGGCGACTCCTCCAAATCCAAATGCACCCCGTCCAACTCCACCACACGCTGTCCAATCTGGTTGGCTACCGTCTCGCCCTCGGTATAGGCGTGAATTGCGAACCTAGTCGTGGTGGCGTCCATGCACTGAATGCCATCTGGCGAAATGATCGGCACACCGACAAAACCATAGGGATATGGCTGGTTTGCGGGGATTTGTTGCGGATACCACCTAGCGGCTATGTTGGCGACGTTGAGCGCTTTTAGGCGAGCTACTAGAGCATAGCGGACGTATAGGGCGGGGTCTTTATTGGCCAAGGCTGCGCTGCCTACGGCCTATGTCATTTATCATGCGGCCCAAATCGCGCGGAGAAATGCCGCCTATGTTAATAGCTTGGCGCTTACTCTCTCCGTCGATCATTTCCCGCACAATCCGGCGAACATCATCTTCGGTCACTTGCCGGTGTCCTGAATTTCGATGCGCTTTGTATCGGTAGCGGGCGCACCATCCTTACCCCACCCCTTAGCCACGGCATCCTGTAGCACCTCGGCCTTTACCGTCAGCACCTCCGCCCCAGCCTTGAACGCCGTAAGCGAGCCGGAAGGCCAGCGATAATCTTTGTCGCGGGTCACGATTAGTTTTGCCACAATGAATTTTCCTGTTGACATGGCTGTTGCAGGCATTATGCCCTAGCTATCAGTTTTAAGCAATGGAGTGAGGGAATGACGCAAACCATAGAAACACAAGCCCGCATCGTTCGGGAAGCCATATTCAGCATCGTCAATCACCACGAAACATCGCTAGAGGATATGACAGCGATGATTGGAGCCGCTATGAACGCCAGCGATGATGTTTTGGCTAAGTTGGGGAGGCTGTTGAAGTGACGGATAAGCTGGAAGAGACGAGCCTGGTTGAGCGGCTGCGGGAACCAATCGCAAAAGAGATCGCGGTTCATTGTGCACGCCGTCCGTGGATCAGCATGGCGACTGATTACGATAAGCGCGCGCTGATGAAGTCGCACGGTATTATCCCGCCAGTGGTCGCCGATGAAATGACCATCGAAGGTGCATTCACTGTCGCCGATAGCGTGCTTGCCCTACCGGCCCTGCGCTCACTTCTCGACGCCCTCGAAGCCTCCATGAAGAGGGAGGCTGACTTGATCGAGCGATGCGCGAAGGTCGCCGACCTAGTCGCCAAACAATGCAGTCTTGATCTCCGTTGCCTCAAAGCAGCGGGCGACGACTTGCCCGGCGAATGCAAAGCTAGCGGTGGCCAGATCGAAGCGCTCCGTATCGCCAAAGTGATCCGCGGAATCGCCCTCTCTCAAACTCAGGAAGGACGGTCGTGAAGGCATTCGTCTGCGTCGGTCTCGCGATCATCTTCACGCTGCTGTTCGTGTCGATCGATGCTGAGACCGGATGGGTATTCGGCTGCGATGGTCAGCCCTGCACGTCGCATCCCGCAAATCAGGAGCAACCCCAATGACATCTCAGGCACTGGAAGAGCGGGAAGCGATAGCGGCTGCATTTGAGGCAGCGGGTGACAGCCACGCCGCACGATTTGTTCGCGAACAACCGAGGAGGGACGCTGCTCGGCGCGGATACAAAGCCCAACAGAGCGAGCGGGGTGATCGGGAGGCGATTGCGCGGATCATCAACCCTTCCGCCTGGGGCTGGCATGACCGCTGGTTAACCGAGGCTGACGCTGAAAAGATGGCAGGCCGCGCCGCTAGTCTTAGAAAAGATGCGCACGGTCATGTAGCAGCATCGCTCGCCCAGGCCGACGCCATCCTCG